ACAATGGAGATTAAGATTAGAAATGACAGTGTTGAGGTTGAGGGATATGTCAACGCTGTTGAAAGAAAATCAAGACCTCTGATGTCCAGAATGGGCAGATTCATTGAGAGAATTTGCAAAGGTGCTTTCAAAAAGTCAATTGAGAGAAATGATGATGTCAGACTCTTGCTCAATCATGATCCAAATAAAGACCTTGGAGGCACAAGAGATGGCAACCTTGAATTGACTGAGGACAACATTGGTCTCCATGCGAGAGCAACCATTAGCGATAAGGATGTTGTCCAGAAAGCCAAAAATGGTGATCTAGTTGGTTGGTCTTTTGGCTTTTTAGACAGAGATGTTGAACAGAAAAGGGATGAGGATGGAATCCCATTAAGAGATGTAAAAGACCTAGATCTCAAAGAGGTATCACTTTTAGACAGAACAAAGACTCCTGCCTATGATGGCACATTGGTGTCAATTCGTTCAGAGGAGGAATCAATCTTTTTTGGTGATGCCTTTGCAGATGACATCCAGATAAGAACAGAGGAACATGCTGAGAATGAGCCTAAACAACAGGAAACTGTTGAGGAGAATAACATCAATTATGATGAGTATGAAAACCTCATCCAAGACATGAAAAAATAAGGAGGAAAAAGACATGTCAAAGTTTTTAGAGGAAAAAAAGAACGATCTTATTACAAGAGCCGAGGAAGTTCTCAACAAAGCAAAGGAAGAAAAGAGAGAACTGACTGATGCCGAGGCACAGGAACTTGCAGAGATTAAGGATGATGTCCGCAGAATCAAGGAAACTCTCAAACTTGATGATGATTTCAGAGAGGTGATGGATGCTGAGAAAAAGCCAGATCCAGAGCCAAAGGAGGAGACAAACGTGATTGTTGATGAAAAGGATAGAGACTGCAAGAGTATTGAAAAGAGAGCCATTGAGGAACAGGAAAGACAGGCATTTGAGGCATTCATCCGCAACAGAATGATGAACACAAGGGATGGAGATCCTGTCAATCTTACAATAGAGGACAATGGTGCAGTTGTTCCTCAGACTATTGCGGACAAGATCATTCGCAAGGTTTATGACATCTGCCCAATCCTTGAGAAGTCAAGCAAGTACAATATCAAGGGAACACTTACAATTCCCTACTATGATGAGTCTGAGACTGCCATCAATGTTGGTTATCAGGATGAGTTTGTACAGATCACATCTAGTGTTGGACAGTTCACAAGCAATGTAACTCTCACAGGTTATCTTGCAGGAGCACTTGCAAAGGTATCACGCTCTCTCATCCACAATTCAAAGTTCAACATTGTTGACCATGTGATTGATATTATGGCAGAGCATATCGCAAGATTCATTGAGCATGAACTTTTGATTGGAACACCTGGAAATCCAGAGGCAGTGCCTCCTGTTCCTGCAAAGGTTCTTGGACTTTCAACACTTACAAACTCAGTAACAACTGAGTCTGCAACTGCAATCACTGCTGATGATGTCATCAAATTGCATGATTCTGTCAAGGACAGATTCCAGAGAGATGCATTTTTCATCATGTCAACACAGACAAGGACTGCTCTCAGACTCCTCAAGGATTCAATGGGCAGATATATGTTGCAGGATGACATCTCACTGCCTTTTGGCACATCTCTCCTTGGAAAGCCTGTCTATGTTTCTGACAACATGCCAGAGATCGGAGCAGGAAACACTGTCATCTATTATGGTGATTACAAGGGTCTTGCGACAAAGTTTGCTGAGAACATCAATATACAGGTTCTTAGAGAGAGATATGCTGATGAACATGCAGATGGTGTCATTGGATGGTTTGAGTTCGATTCAAGGGTTGAGAATGAGCAGATGATGGCAAAACTTGTGATGGCTCAGTCTTAAATCAATGAGGTGATCGTATGAAATATAGAGCATTAGTATCTTTCACAGGTCTAGTCTCTATGGCAAAGGATGAAGTCAGAGAAATCTCTGACTTTTCCCTTGCTCAAGACTTGCTCAATGCCAATTACATTGAGGAAGTCAAGCCAAAAGAGGAGACAGTTCCAAAGCCAAAAAAGACTAGGTCTCCAAAGAAAAAGGAGAGTAAAAAATGAACATCAAAGCATTGATCCCTTTTACAATTCGTGATAGTTCAACAGGCAATCTCACATCTATTGCATGTGGGGCAGTTGTTGATGCGTCTGATGAATTAGGCAATCAGCTAATCACAGATGGATTGGCAGTTGCTTATGAGGATGTTGTTCCTTATGGAACAAAGTCAATCACTGCAAATGGCACATATGATGTGAGCACATTTGCATCTGCAACAGTCAATGTTGGCACTCTGACAGTGACTTATGATGTGAATGGTGGCACAGGTTCAGTTGATGCTCAGACAGTGATTGCAGGAAATTCAATTACACTTGATGATGGCACAGGACTCACTGCTCCAACAGATAAGGAGTTTGCAGGATGGGCAACAACTGACAGTGCAACAGAGGCAGATGTGACAAGTCCATACACACCAACAGAGAATGTCACTCTCTATGCAGTTTGGTCTGATGTAGCTTGATCCATGATGTTGTTTAAGCAACTCCTCATAAAAGGAGGACAACAAAATGAATGAAATATCAGCGGTTAGTCAAATCACTGCTCAAGATCTTGCAGACTACTTGAGGATTTGTGAGGTGACAGAAGATGACACAAACACTCTCAATACACTTTTGACAGTTGCAAAGGACTATATCACAAAGTACACAGGGCAGACACTTGAAAACCTTGATAATCTCAAGGACATCATCATTGTGGTCTTTATATTGTGCCAAGATATGTGGGATAATAGAGCACTTTATGTGGACAGTTCCAATGTTAACAAGGTGGTTGAGTCAATCCTTGGTCTGCATTCGGTGAATTTGTTATGAATTATATAAACGCAGGGAAATACAACAAAAGAATCAGTATATACCAGACAACAGTTGTCAAGGATTCCGCAGGATTTCAGAGTAAAGTGACATCTCTTGTATTGCAGACATATGCCAATGTAAAGACAACAAGAGGCATGACTCTCATCAAAAACAATACTGATTTTGAGAAAGCATATACCAATTTCACAATCAGATTCCCTGTCACAGAGATTAACAGGGATATGTGGATTGTATTCAGAGGTAAGACATATACCATTGAATATCTCAACAATGTGGATGAGGCATGTGTGGAACTTGAGATGCAATGCAAGGAGGTGACGCATTGAATGGCTAGGTTTGAAATGCAGTTGCCAACTGAGATCATGAAAGATTTTCAAAAAATCTATAACGATTCAGAGAAAATCTTTGGAGAGATGACAAAGGCAGGGGCAGATGTTGTGCATCATAATATTGAGGCAAATCTGCCTCAGAGCATCAGAAAATCCAAGATGATGAATTGTTTGAAAGTCACAAAAGTCTATAAGACTCCCTCTGATGATGGCATTAACACAAAGGTTGGATTCTATGGATATTTTCAGAATGAAGATGGAAAGACAGTTCCTGCTCCACTTGTTGCAAATGTATTTGAGTATGGCAGGAGTGGTCTCCCATTCCCAAAACATCCTTTTATGAGAAAAGCATTCAAAAAGGGTGAGATTGAACAGGCTATGCTCAAAGCACAGAAAAGGGCAAGCGGAGGACTATTGGAATGAATGAATTGATTGAGTCAATCTTTGCAAATTTCACAGTGGATGGAGTTGAGATTCCTGTTTCTTTCATGTTCTATGAGGGGCATGGAGAGCCATATGTGGTCTATATGCAACAGGACGCAGACGCATCATTCTCTGGAGATGATGATTTGCTTGGTTATGTTGATTATTATGATTTTGATGTATATGCAAAGGGCAACTATCTAAATATTATTGAGAGTTTAAAGGCTATTTTGAAAGCCAACAATTTTGTATGGCAACCAAGTCGGACAAGCATGGATATGTTTGAGACCGACACAGGATATTATCACAAGACATTGAATTTTGCGATTTTTAAGGAGGAGAACTGAAATGGCAAAAATCGGATTAAGAAATTTTCTATTCGGTATTTTGACTGAGGAAACAGATGGAACTGCAACCTATGGTGTTGCCCAGAAACCTGCCAAGGCTATCTCCTGCAAGGTGGACATCTCAAACAATGATGCCAAACTCTATGCAGATGATGGACTTGCAGAGTCTGACACATCATTCCAAGGAGGAACAGTCACACTTGGGATTGATGATGAGGATGACAAGATCCTTGCAACTCTCCTTGGACATCAGATTGATGATAATGGAGAGTTGGTGAGAAATGCCGATGATGTAGCTCCCTACGTTGGACTTGGCAGAGTCATCACAAAGATGGTGAGCAATGTCTATAAATATAAGGTTGAATTTCTCATGAAAGTTAAGTTTGGCGAGCCATCACAGGAGAATGACACAAAGGGTGAGACTCTTGAATTTGGCACACATGAGATTGAGGGTCAGGTTGCAAAGTTAGCTAATGGAGATTGGTCAAAATCTCAGACATTTGATTCAATGTCAGAGGCTATGGACTATCTCAATAGTTTCTTTGCATCACCTACTCCAACAGGCGATCAGTACACAGTGACTTATAATGTGAATGGTGGCACAGGAACAGTTGCTCCTGTCACAGTTGATGCAGGAGAATCCATCACACTTGATGATGGCACAGGACTCACTGCTCCAACAGGCAAGGAGTTTGCAGGATGGGCAACAACGGATGATGCAACCACATCAGATGTGACAAGTCCATACACACCAAGCGCAGATGTGACACTCTATGCAGTATGGGTTGATGAGACTTGATTGAAAATAAAGGATAAAAGGGAGCGGAGGCAGATTTCCGCTCCTTTTTGATTATTGGAGGAGAATGAAATGAAAGATTTTAATGGTGAAATCCAATATAAAGGCAATAAATACAGACTTGTTTTCAATCTCAATGTAATGGAGACCATCCAAGAGAAATATGGTTCTCTTGATGTTTGGGGGTCTCTGACTGATGGCACAGAATATGCCAAAAAAGAATATGAGAGAAAACATGGATCTCTTGAGGGATGGGATGATCTAAAGCCAAAAGAAAAAGCCGAGTATCAAGGAGAGCCAGATGCTAAGGCGGTCATCTTTGGTTTTACTGAGATGATAAATGAGGGCATTGACATGGACAATGAGGAAAATGGAACAGATTTAAAGCCACTCACGCTCAAGCAGGTGGGCAGACTTATCACAGAAATTGGTCTTGCCAATGCAACTGCCACACTCAATGAGACAGTTATTGCTAGTACGAAAAGTGAAGAAAAAAACGAGTAATCCAAGATGAGTATGATCCTGTCATTGACTTTTCTTGGTTTTATTTTATTGGAAAGACAAGGCTCAATATGTCTTTCAAAGAGACAGGGCGAATGACGTTGACCATGTTTAACAAGCTATATGGTCATTACAAAGATATGTGGGATATGGAAATGAGGCTCACGCAGTCAAATATGACTTATAAAGAGGCATTTATCAAATCTCAGAAAGACGAGGAATGGTTTTAGGAGGTTAAGAGATGGCAGGATTTGGTGGAGCGGTCAAACTCACAGGAGAATCTGAATATAGAAAAGCACTGAATCAAATCACGCAAAGTCTTAAAGTGACATCTGCTGAGATGAAAGCCACATCAAGTGCATTTGCAAGCGGTGAAAAGTCTCAAAAACAACTTGCCTCATCCGCAAAGGAATTAAAAGCCTCTTTAGAGCAACAAAAATCTGCTCTTTCCACTTTAAAGGGTCAACTTGCCCAAATGACCGCAGAATATCAGAAAACAGGTCAAAAACATCAACAGTTAGTTGCAGAATACGACAAGGAAAAAGCAAAACTTGATGAAATAGGCAGGACTCTTGGCACATCCTCCCAAGAATACAAAGACCAACAAAAAGTGGTCACAGATTTATCTCAAGAAGTCACGAAAAGTGAAAAGGCTTATGATGCACAGGGAAAAGCAGTCAATCAAATGAGGATTCAGACTGCAAATGCAGAGACAACATGCAATCAGACCGCAGAGGCAATTGAGAACATGGGCAAAAAGGCAGAGGATTCCACAAATGGATTCACTGTCATGAAAGGTGTATTAGCAAATCTTGCAACACAAGCCATAAACAGTGCAATTGATGGATTGAAGAGGCTAGGCACTGCATTTGTTGACACAGGAAAACAGGCTCTTGCCTCATATGGTGAATATGAACAGCTTGAGGGCGGTGTCAAAAAGATATTTGGTGATGAAATGGCACAAACAGTCATGACCAATGCTCAAAATGCTTTCAAGACCGCAGGAATGAGCGCAAATGAGTATATGGAGACTGTCACAGGCTTTTCCTCATCACTTATTCAGTCCTTGGATGGTGACACAGTCAAGGCAACAGAAATTGCAGACAGAGCCATCAGAGATATGTCCGATAATGCAAATACTTTTGGCACAGATATGTCCTCTATCCAATATGCATATCAAGGATTTGCAAAAGGAAATTACACCATGCTTGATAATCTCAAATTAGGCTATGGTGGCACAAAAGAGGAGATGGCAAGACTTATCCAAGATGCATCACAGATGGATGACTCAATGAAAGCATTGGGAGTCACAGTTGATGCAAATGATATGTCCTTTGCAAATATAGCAAATGCAATCTCTGTTGTTCAAAAAGAATTAAAAATTGCAGGAACAACCTCAGCGGAGGCAAGCGGAACAATTGAGGGTTCAACAGGCTCAATGAAATCAGCTTGGCAAAACATGCTCACAGGCATGGCAGATGAGAATGCCAATTTTCAGACACTTGCATCCAATTTCATTGGCACACTTATCACTGAGGATGGCAAAGGCGGTGTAATTGGAACAATAGTTCCAAGAATAGCAACTGTTATCACAGGAATGTCACAGGCAATCCAGACAATGCTCCCTCAACTGATTCAAGCAATTGTGCCTGTTATTCAACAGAATCTCCCTGTCATCATGGATGCGGTCAGTGGAGCAATCACAACCATCCTGTCAGTTCTGCCAGAAGTGGTCAATGTGATTAGTGAGCTTATTCCTCAGATAGTCACCATGCTTGTTGGAATGTTGCCACAGATTATTGATGCAGGAATCCAGATAATTGTTGGACTCATTCAAGGAATAACACAGGCAATTCCACAACTTATGGAGATGTTGCCAGAAGTCATCACAAGCATCATTACTGCAATCACAAACAATCTGCCACTCATCATTGATGCAGGATTGCAACTTTTATTGGCTCTTACTGATGGCATTATTGGAGCAATTCCTCAGTTGGTGGCACAGTTGCCAACAATCATCAATAGCATTGTGAGTTCATTGTTATCAAGCATTCCATTGATAATAAATGCAGGAATACAACTCTTGACATCACTTGTTCAGAATCTCCCTGCAATTATAAATGGTATTGTTCAAGCATTGCCAACAATCATCACAGGTCTTATCAATGGACTTATGCAGAATCTCCCGGCAATCATCAATGCAGGAGTTCAGTTACTTATTGCACTTGTTCAGAACATGCCCGCAATTATAGCAGGAATTGTTGGAGCGTTGCCTCAGATCATTACTGCAATTATCACAGGTATTGTTGAGGCAGTTCCTCAGATGGCTGAAACAGGACTGCAACTTGTCCAAGGCTTGTGGCAGGGCATTTCTGATGCAGGAGCATGGATCCTTGACAAGATACGAGGATTTGGACAGGGCATTCTTGATGGTATCAAAGGATTCTTTGGAATCAAATCACCATCAACAGTCATGAAAGACCAAGTAGGTGCTTTCCTTGCACAAGGTGTAGGGGATGGATTCTCAGATGAGATGAACAGTGTCAACAAGCAGATGCAAAAAGAGGGTGATGAAACAGTCAGGACTCTTGCAAAGGGCATGGATGGTGGAGGAGCATCCCTCACATCAACTGCAAGCGCACTGTCACAGGATATTGTCAAGACGTTCACTGCCAATAGTGGACAGTTTCAGTCTATTGGTCAGAACATCTCACAGATGATCTCAAATGGACTCAATCAGAGCAAGGCAAATATCCAAAGCATTGTGACTCAGATGATTCAGAATATCCTCTCATCATTCCAGAATGCACAGATGCAGTTCACTACAATTGGCAGAAATGTCATGACAAGCATCAGCAATGGCATGACCAATTCCAAAGGAACAGTCATCAACACGACTCAGAACATCATTAGTGAGATTTCAAATCTCATGAAAAACAATCTAAGCAGATTCAGAGAGATTGGTGTTCAGCTTGTCAATCAGTTCAATGTTGGATTTGGAAGTGGCAAAAGTAGTGTTGTGAATACAACAAAGAGCGTTATCTCTGCAATGATTTCAGCTATGAGCGGATATAATTCATCATTTAGATCCATAGGACAAGATCTTGCAGATGGACTTAAAAGCGGATTTCTCTCTCAAGAGAGCAGTGTCAAGAGCGCAGTCAATAGAATGATGGAAAGGATAGTTGCATCCGCAAGGGATAGAATGGACATCAACTCTCCATCAAAGGTATGGGCAGAAATCGGAAACTATATGGCTCAAGGTCTTGATGTTGGATTTGTCAGTGAAATGAAACAGGTCACAAATGACATCAACAATTCACTGCCAACAGGCATCAGAGGAGCAGGTGTTCCCAATCAGTCCAATAATTTTGACTCAATGGTATCTGCATTTAAAGAGGCTTTATATGAGGTAAAGATTGAGATGGATGATGAGGAGATGGGCAAGTTTATTGATAAGACTGTTACAAGATTAGTTTACACATAAGGAGGAGGAGGCATGAGTTATGTCATCCTAAATGGTGTTAAGAGTACAACCATCAAAGGATTACTGATTCAATCCTTGCCTCCAATCTCCAAACCTTTAATAAGGACAAGTGTTGAGGAGATTGATGGCAGGGATGGTGACATTGTGACCAAGTTGGGATATTCGGCTTATGATAAGCCAATGGAGATTGGTCTATATGGTGATTATGATGTTGACCAAGTCATTCAGTTCTTTGATTCAGAGGGAACTGTGATTTTCTCCAATGAGCCAGATAAATTCTATAATTATCAGATTGTCTCACAGATTGACTTTGAAAAACTCATAAATTTCAAGACTGCAACAGTCACATTTCATGTTCAACCTTTCAAGTTTTCCGCAGTTGATGATGCTTTTTCTTTTTCAAGCAATCAGATGGATGTGAGTATATATTCCGCAACTAAAAATGGTGTCACAATCAGTGCTGAGAATGGAGTGATCTCACTGCAAGGAACTGCCACAAGTGCAGTTGAGTTCTATGTGCCAATAAATGCAATGACTCTGGAGGCAGGAGGCTACACTTTGCAAGCCACAACTGATGGAACAGGAGAAAGTGCTTGCTCAATCAGAGTGATTGGCAGTGTTCCCTCTGATGCAGACTCTTTTGGTGGAACATATCTGCCATTATCAGAAAGTGGCTCTGCATCAATGAGCGCAACTCTCTCATCATCAAAAACATTTAATTATGTGTGGTTTTACATCACAAGCGGAACTGCATTAAATTTCACATTAGATGTGGAGATGCTAAGTGAGTCATTTAATTCTTGTGTGGTATTTAACAGAGGAAACACAACCTCAAGACCTGCACTCACAATCTATGGCTCTGGAACAATCAACCTCTCCATAAATGGAGCGCAACTTTTTGTGATAAATCTTGCAGAGGCAGAGTTCATCACTCTTGATGGAGCACAGATGAATGCATATCAAGGAAATATCTTGATGAATCGCTCAGTTGCAGGAGATTATGACAATTTAGTATTAAATGTTGGCACTAATACAATCTCATGGGTGGGAAATGTGACTCAGATTGAGGTTGAGAATGTATCGAGGTGGATTTGATGAGAACAAATTTTCAGATGGAAAATGAGAACATCACAATGGTCAGAGGAGACACACTTGCATTCAATGTGGAGGTCTTGGATGATGAGGGCAATGCAGTCATAGTGGATTCCGCAGATCTCACCTGCAAAAAGCGTGTGACAGGCACAGAAAATGTGTTCCACAAGGCTCTTGGTGCAGGAATTACTCAATCTGATGGACTTCTATGTGTCAGAGTTGCTCCAGAGGACACAAAAGAGATTGATGCAGGGAGATATTTCTATGACCTTTGCATTGGTGTTGGCAATGATATGTTTACTATTTTGAAAGGTGTCCTATCAATTGAGCAGGATGTCACTTTCTAAGGAGGATAATATGAGCAGACAAGATTCAACCAAGATCAGTGATGTCAAAGTCCTATTAAAAATGGGTTCAGATGGTTCTGGGATAGCAAGCATTGAAAAGACAGGCACACTTGATAATGTGGACACATACACAATTACACTTGATGATGGAAGAAAGACCACATTCACAGTCACCAATGGAACAAGCATTGCAAGCATTGAAAAAACAGACACACAGGGGAATGTGGACACATACACAATCACCTTGACAGATGGCTCAACAAGCACGTTTACAGTCACAAATGGAGAGGGGAGCAGTGCATCATCACTCCCTTATGACAATACAACAAGTGGACTTACTGCAACAAATGTGCAGGATGCAATTGATGAGATTGATGCAACTGTTGATGGGCATGATGAGGCAATTGATGACATAGATGCAGAGATTGCAGATATGAACAACATTCTTGGAGCAAAGAACTTTTTACCAAACAATGCCGTAACACAAGCAATAAATGGTATTACATTTACAGTAAATAATGATGGCACAGTCTTAGCAAATGGAACAGCAACGGCAGATGCAAATCTTGTTCTTGTTTCAAATCTTGTATTAGATGCAGGTTCATATATTTTGAGTGGTTGTCCTGCAAATGGTAGCGCAAGCACCTATTCTCTTTACAATGACACTGTTGGCAGTGATTATGGGGATGGTTTTAATTTTTCCTATAATGTAAAAACCACAACTGTTAGATTTGGAATAATGATAAAGAGCGGTACGACAGTATCTAACCTTATCTTTAAACCTATGATAAGACCTGCATCAATTAAGAATAATACCTATGTTCCTTATAGTATGACAAATAATCAACTAACATCGGAGATTTTGTCCTTAATATCCAAATTCTCAAAGCTAAAATATGTTGAAATACCTCATCCCGCAGGAACACCATTTAATGCAACAAGTGTTTGTGATTCAATTGCATCTGCAATTCCCGACAATGCAACAGCATTTGTTGGAACTTATCAAAAAGATGGACAAAGATTTATTGCAGGATTTCTTTATCGTTCAAATGGAAATGTATATCAAACCTCATTAATAATCGGTTTTGGAAATAATCATATTTGTTTCCAAATGGCAACAAGTAAATCCTTACAAAAAATAACAACTACAAACGTATAAATAAATTTATATATAAAAAAGGAGGATAGAATTATGGCTTTTTTACTAACAGGAGTACAACATAAAACAGATGGTGACACAATACTGTCTGTTCACAAGTATGAAACAACGGATGCATGGAAAGAGAAGTATCATAGAGAGATGGATTATGCCATATCAAATGCAAATTTCATAGGTATGGCAATCAAAGTGTTTGATTATGCAACACTTGAGGATGTATTCGTTGATGTTTGGGTTCGTGGAGAAGCAGAGCCAGAGCCAGATGGAACAGGTGATTGATGCACAAAGATTGTCCATGAGAAAGGTGGATTGGCATGATAAAAATATTTGGGCAGACAGACACATCATTTGTCTCAAATGGTGATATTGTCCTTAGTCCTCTCAAAGCAAAAGTTCATAAAAAGGACAATAGTGATTATTATTTAGATCTTGAGACAGGCTTGGAGTATGTTGATTATTTTGTTGAGGGCAACATTGTTATTGCAAACACTCCAACAGGAGACCAAGCATTCAGAATCGGAAATGTCACAAAGACAAAGAGCAAGCTAGTGTCCAAGTGCTATCATGTGTTTTATGATTCCAAGAATTATCTCATTGCTGATTCCTATGTTGTGGACAAGAACTGCAATGATGCACTTGACCATCTAAACAGTGCCACAGAGCCTCAGAGCGAGTTTACAACGATCTCTGATGTTGCAACAATAGATTCATATAGATGTGTTAGAAATTCGCTCTATGAGGCAGTACAGACTGTTATTGAGAGATGGGGAGGGCATCTTGTAAGGGATAATTTCAACATAGGAATCAGAGCAAGCATTGGTGTTGATAATGGCATCATTGTTCAATATAAGAAAAATCTCAAGGACATCACCTGCCAAGAAAATTGGGATAATGTTGTGACAAAAATTCTGCCTGTTGGCAAGGATGGACTGCTCCTCAATGCCATAGATTCAAATGCAGAAATCTATTTAACAAGCTCCATTCAATATGCTCTGCCATATACCAAGACAATCACATTCTCGCAGGATGAAATCAATCAAGAGGACTATCCATCAGAACAGGCTTATACTCAGGCACTTGTCAATGATCTCATGGTACAAGCTATTGAATATCTTGAGCAGAACAGTGTGCCACAGATAAATTATACACTCAAGGCAAATCTTGATAAGGTCACAGATATTGGTGACACTGTTGAGGTTATTGATGACAGATTGGGAGTCAATATGATGACCAATGTCATTGGATTTGTCTATGACTGCATATTTGAGCAATATACAGAGGTTGAGTTTGGAAACTTTACAAACACACTCTCTGGATTGGTTGGAAATATCACTGCATCAGTCAACAAGGATGTCTCAGATCAAGTGCAAGAGGTTTCATCATCCATAAATGAGCAATTGCAACAGGCAACAGATCAAATCATGGGAGTTATGGGAGATTCTTATGTCATCTATGATGGAGACCAGATCCTTGTTGTTGACACTCTGCCAAAAGACACTGCAACCAATGTCATAAGGATAAATAATGGAGGCATAGGTTTTTCACAGACAGGCATCAATGGCACATTCACAAGCGCATGGACAATTGATGGCACACTCAACATGCAAGCAATCAATGTCATCAATCTTGTTGCTGACATGATAAAGGGTGGCACATTGAAACTTGGCTCTCATGCAAATGTGAGCGGAATCCTTGAATTATATGATGATGCAAACAATCTTGTTGGTCTCATGAATAGTGATGG